GAGTTGGTGCGAGGCGTTGAAGTAGGACGGCGTTTGACCACCGGAGATCCAATACTGCGAATCCAGCGGAATGTTAGGCAACGTGTCGATGGTCGATGCGTAGGCGTTCAGGCCGTCGATCGTCACGCCTGGCGCGATGTAGTTCAGCGGAGCCTCCACGGTCACGTCGTGCCGGCCCCACTGCTTTTTCAGGACGTGGTAGACCAACGTGGCGTCACAGGTGCCCGTAGAGCTCAACGAGGGGTACGAGACGTGAACGAGGTTGTTCTGCTTGTCGTAGATCGCCTTGGTCCGATAGCGGTAGGTCGGGCTCGAATTGTTCAGGAACCACTGACGGACTACACCCGTACCGATGGGGACAGGGCGAGTGCCGTCGAACAGCCAGAAGTTGTCGTTGGAGACGATGAAATGCGCGCCGCCGATGTCGCAAACAGCTTCGAGGCCCACCGCCCCAGCTTCGCCACCGGGAATCAGGTTCCACTGCCAGACGACAGGAGTGCCGACGAAGATCCCGACGAAGATCGCACGCTGCTTGTAGGCAACCACGTAGTCCCCGAGAGTCAGCGCGGCTTGGATAGCGCCTTCCACAGCCACCAGGCGGCCCGTGTTAGCAAGAGTCGAAACAGCAGGCGTCCAGCTCGTCTGATCGCTCTGCGCACAGCACCACCACCGATCCTGCGACTGTCCATAGGTGCCGTCGTTCGTGTTGAACGCGATCACGAAGTTGTTCGAGGCGGAAACCACCACCTTGGCCTTCGGAGCGCCTGCAATCGCAGCGAACGCACCAGAGGCCGAGGACTGCATCGCATCCGTCAGATTCGAGGCGATCGTGGTGTTGCCGAACTGGCAGAAGCTCCAGCGCGATTCCGTCGAGCCGGTGTAGCTTCCGGCACTCCGATCGGTCCACGTCCCGGAGGTCAGTTCGTAGAGCTTCGTCTGAGTCCCAGCGAACACCCGGCGCGTGCCATCCAACTGCGTGCAGACGGCCGAGCCGCGGCATTCCGCAGCCAGAGCAGCCACAGCCGCAGCAACAGGCGTGGGCGCACCCTTGAACCCCGCTTCGTAGGGGATCACGTTCGTGCAGTCCGTGAAAATCCCCGGCGTCGTCAAATCGGCGTCTGGACTGAAACCGACGAGAGGCGTCATACGGCTTTCACCCGCAATGCAGAGCCGCTATGGCTGGCGTTGTCATCCTGATCCTGCAGCGCCTTCACTTCCTGCTTGAACAGGCCATCCCACTGCACAGCCCCTGCGGCGTCCTTCGTGAAGAAAGCGCCCTCACGGAGACAGGCGTACAGGTAGACGTTCGGATGGTTCGTCATCAGCCAGTTCGTGCTGGCCGTCGCCAAGGTCGGGAACCGAGCGTAGTAGATGATGTCGATCGTGTAGGCGCTGTCCGGGGTCGGCCCCAAGATCACATTGTCGCCTTCGATCGTGTAGACGAACGGACGCGCAGACCACCCGCTTTCCGGGTACTTCGCGTCCATGTGCTCGATGGTCACGTACTGCAGCGGCGTGTCCGGCGTACCGTGGACGGAAATGTTTTCCAGCTCCAGCCAGTCGGTAGGAAGCGGAGCCGAGCGGGTCGAGACGGAAGCCGTAATCGAAGTCGTGGTGATCTGCTGGCGCAGTCGCAGTTCCTTGGCGATCTTGCTTTCCGAGATGGTCACGAAGTCGGGAATGACCGCCGTCAGGTCCGTGCGGTTCATCCACGAAGCCACCGAGGCCAGCAGGTCGGAGTAGGAAGCGAGCGCCACGGCTTAGACCCTTCCCGCCCAAATGCGGGTGTGCTTCAGATCGGGGTCGTTCAGCATCATCTTCATGTGAACCGGGTTCGACATGAACTCGCTGAACGAGACGCCGTGCGTATTCAAGTACGTCTGAACGGCAATCATCGGGATCTCGGCGGCATGCCTGAACTCGTTCGAGCCGTGGATGCCCTCTCGATGCAGAGCCTTCGCACGTTCCAGGTAGGGAGTGGCGTCCTGCACGTTCTCGATGTGCATCTTGTCGCCATCCATGTGGATCTTCGTGTGAAGGTCGCTCATCACACGTTCTCCAGCGGCATCACGTTGATCTTGCCGGCCGCGGTGCCTTGGATGTAGCCGATGTTGGTCGCGCCACTCACCGCAAGGATCACGCTGTCTGCCGGCTGGATCAGGATGTCGTTCGCGGTGGCGGTGACGCCAGCGGCGCCCAGCTTGACGTAGCACTCGTTGATGCCGGCCACGCGGATATACCGGGGACGCTCACCAGCGGAGTTGTTCGGAATGGCGGTGTTTGCCGATGCGGCGCCCGTGGCGGCAGTGAAGCCGACCGCGGTAATCATCATCGGGCCGCCCTCGTAGTTATTGGACATCGTTGCTCCAGCGCTTCGCAGCGTTAGGGAAAATTGGGGGAAGCCCCGAAGGGCCTCCGGGTTTACAGGACGCCGTAGATGACGGAGACCATGTGCGTACCGGCCGACGAGGCAGTGCCCGTTTCCGTGTACGTGCAGGAGACGGTCTGCGTGGAGGCCGATGGAACCCAGTTCGCCGTCGCAGCTTGCGAGAAGTTGCCGATGGCAGCCTTCACGTCCTGCGCGCCCGAGAAGTAGGTGGCAGAACCACCCGACAGGCCCACCGAAACGGTCGCCGTGGTGGCGGCGTTCGAGACGATGGGGTTCTGCACGAAGATGGCCAGGATGCGTGCATTTGCAGGCAGCGTCCCGACGATTGCCGTGTTGGTCGCACCGCGGGCGACGTTCCAGGTGAGTGCGCCGACGTTCGTGGCGACAGCCGAGGAGGCGTCATCCACGATGGCATACCCACCCGTTCCGGTTTGGACGAGTTGTTTACCCATGATCGTTCAACCTTACTGAACGTCGTACACGGCGCCGTGGGCCTTGGGAGCGCGGCACTCCAGCGTGTACTCCACGATCAGTTCCTTGCGGTCCGAGTCGCCGGTCTTGGCGAGGTCGATCGATTGGAACGGACGCAGGTAGGCGACAGCGAGCTTGTCCGACTGCAGGATGAACACGTCGCGGGTGCGCATGAACCGGTTCGGGACCGCCTTGATTTCGCCGAAGTCCGAGACGTACACATCGATCGAGGCGTACAGCTTGGCGTCTTCCGACTTGTCCATGCGGGTGGCGTTGCCGGTGAACGTGCTGAACGTCTGCTTGAGGGCAGGCGGCAGCATGATCGTGTCGGGTTCGCCACCAGCGGTGTACTGCAGCTGCAGAACCGCCTTCACCTGCGATTCCGTGAAGGAGCGCAGGGTGCCGTTGGTGTTGCCGGTGTTGGCCGTGTAGGAGGCCAGGGTGCCGCCGCCGTTGGAAGTGTTGTCCACCACCCAGCCCAGCAGGCCACGCGAAGCACGCGGAGCGGTTGCGGTCACATCGTTCTGCGTCAGGCCGAACTCCATGTCGCGCTTCAGTTCGAGCGACTTCAGGCTCATCTGATAGCCCATCTCGTTCTTGCGGCCAGCCGAATTCACGGCTTGCTGCGAGCCGGCAACGCTGACCACCTTGGTGGAGATCTGCGTGCGGTTCGTGAGACGAACGGTCGGGGTCACAGCAGCGGCTGCGGCGTCGTCGCCTTCAACCGCGGTGTTGGACGCGGCGGCGGCGAGGTCTTGGGTCTGCCACTCGTGCAGGGTTGCCGTTGCGGTGGCTTTGGCGGCCATGCTCAGGACAGGGGTCGTGGTCGGCGAGATACGGAAAATCGTGTCGCTCAGATCCTCACGGTTGCCGATCGCGGCGGTGGTGAGGAAGGTATTTGCTGGTGCTGCCATTTTGTACTCCGGCGCCTCTCGGCGTTAGGTGTCAGATCATTGAAGCGAAAACGGACGCTGCGTCATCGACGCTGCCCGACTTGCTCAGCCGCTGGAATGCGGCGGTGCGCTTGTCGATGCCCTTGGATTCGCCGCCAGCAGGACGCTCGACCCGTTGCGGGGTCGTGGCGATCTTCTTTGCCGCGGCGGATGCCTTCGCCATCATCTGGTCGTACTTCATTGCCTTGTACGACTGAACGATGGCGCGATGGTCCGTGACTGAGTAAATCTCCTGCTCTGTGAGGCCCTGAGTCTTCAGGTACTCTCGCAGCTCAGTAGCGCCGGCCTTCATCGCTGCCTCGTCCTTCCACTCGGGAATCTTGGCGATCAGTTCAGACCGCTGACTCTCGACGTGTACTTTCAAGGCCGCTTGGTGCTCGGCTTGGGCTTGAGCATCCAGTTGCTGCTTCTGCTGGTACGTCTGCTGCAGCTGTGCTTGTCTGGCTTGCGCCAGGTGCTGCTGCTTCAGGTACTCAACAGGATCAGACTCCAGAAGCTTCTGCCAATCAATCTGTTGTTGCTCTTGCAACTGCGCTTCCAGCAGCGATGCGGCCTTTTGAAGACCTTCCGCGTACCGGGAGCGCTCTTCACGAGCTTTCGCAGTCTCAGCCTCTGCAGTTTTGCGCTGCTCGGCGATCTCTTGCGTTTTCTTCGTGTAGTCGGCTTGCCGAAGCCCTGCTTTGTAGGCTTCAGCGATCTGCGCTTTGGTCAGTTCGACCGTCTTGCCGTCAATCTCGACGGTGACAGGCGAATCGCCCTCTGCATCAGACTCTGGGGCGTCGTCGCCCTCTCCCTGCGCGTTCGGCTCGGCTTCCGCTTCCGGTTGCTCTGCTGCTGCGCTGGGGTCCGCGCCCTCGGGTTCCTTGGGCTCTACGGTGTCAAACATCGCGGCGAATGCTGCTCCGGCCTGGGTGACGTCCAGGCTACCTGCTTCGGTGGGTGTCGATGACGTGTCCACGGTTTCTCCTATGCCGACGCATCACTGCGCTGGGCTGCTCAACAAAAGACCCT